TGCTGGGAATGTCTCCATCATTGCTTCTGACTGAAACCTAACAACGGACTCGGTCAACATAGGGTGAAATACACCACAAGCGCCTTGCCAAGGTTCTGTTCGATCTTCGTAGTTCAAACCCAACAACTTCAGGCCGTCAACATAAGTCTTGATCCAATCCTTGCGATCCATTACGTCTTTGCCAAAGTCCTCAATTAAATCTGCTCCAAGGGCATCCAACTCTCCCTCATCCATGTACTCAGCTAAGTTAGCATCAAAGTCTTCCGCTGTTTCTTTTCGCGGTTTTAAATCAATATCAATGTCGCCCATGTGCATACTAACTGACTCGGGGTTCTCAATCTCAATCTCCAAATCAGGCTCCATCAAATCTGAAATACCTTGTGGGGCTTGATACAAACTTTTGTCCATTGAACTTGTTGCCATTTTTAATCCTTAAACCGTGTAGTACCGCTCTGTGCGGCTACTTTTAAAATACTGAACTTCATCAGGTTCATCGTTTGGTAACCTAATGAAACCCCCTTGACGAAAACGTGCTAGGGCTTGTGTGGTTGAGTCAACCAAGTCATCGTTTGCACCGCTTGGAAAGTCGTTACACTCTTCGATAACTTCTCTTGCCCATCTACGGTCTGGTGCCCATACCATCCCTGAAGAGAACAAATCAGAGACAGCATTAACACGCGCAATCTTATCCTGTCCTTTACCCGGCGTAAACTCTCCTACAGGCACGCCCATACGTCTAAACTCTTGGTACAGCGCCGCCCCGTTAGACTTCTTCTCCACTACGAAAGCGTCTGGCTCCCACTCCTTATATTCGTCCAGCACCATCTTTTTAAGGTCTGGAAACTCCATACGTTTCTTTATAGCGTTGAGCAGGATAATGTTGTAGTTCTTTGACTCTTCATTGAAGAAGACGCCCCATGTTGTCAAGGCGTTGTAGTCAGCCCTGTTGTTTGTCTCTTGGGCAGCATCGAGACTCATGATGATGAACTCGCAGTTGGGAGGCGGTTTGTCCTGATCCCATATCTGCCACCACTCCCTCTTTATTAGAGCGCCCTCTTCCGATACAGGGTTCTGCATATACTGGGCTTCCCAGTAACGCACGTCCATACCAGCCTTTTTAGACAATAATTCTTCGATAGTCCAGAACTCACCCCATAAAGGTTTCTCGTTCAAAATCGCAGGAAATTCAACAATCTCCCAATCATCTACACCTTCTTCTCGCCCCATCTGGCTAACTATCTGACCAGTCAAATCCAGCTTTGACCATCGTGTCATCACTATGATAATAGCGCCACCCGGCATAAGACGCTGGAGAGGACCAGATTGAAACCACTCCCAAGCAGGAAGAAACACATCGGGACGTCCAGTTTTCGCCTCTTGCTCGGAATGAGGATCATCAATAATAAATAGATCAGCGCCGCGACCAGCCAAAGCACCGCCAACACCGATAGCGAAGTATTCGCCGTTTGAATTTGTACCCCATCTTGACGCAGATTTACTGTCTGATTGCAGCTCTACGTCCGCAAAAATGTCTTTATAGTTATCTGAACCCACAAGATTACGAACGCGGCGACCAAAATTAACAGCCAAATCTGCTGTGTGAGACGCCATAATGACCTTCTTATGGGGGAATTTACCCAAAAACCATGCTGGCGCAAGATAGGAAATGAGTTCAGACTTGCCATGTCGAGGCGCAATATTAACAATGACACGCTTTTTCTTTCCGTTGGCGATGTCTTCAAAGATTTTAGCGAGCCTACGATGATGCGGACCAACTTTATAGCCTGGGTATACATGATCTGCGAACTCCAAAAGTGATTCTTTACCCAAATTCTGCACAGATTGGGCATCCCAGACCTTAATTAGCTCAAGAATTTTGCGTTTTTCATCATTTGACGCTGTCGGCAACAGGTTTTTTAGGGTTTCGATCTGTTCTCGTGTAACTTTCACCGTACAACCTCTACCATCTGTACGTCAACGGTGCGTTTTTCCAATTTGGCAAGGGTTTCAAGCAGTTCTTTCTCAACTTCTTCAATAGATTGCTGTTTGTGCGTGACTTCAGAGCGTTTCTTGAAGGCGTCTACCCCGTCTACTTCTCCTAAAGCACGTAAGGCAGTGAGCCGAATCTTGGCATCTGGATGATCCGTCTCCGCTACCAGCTTATTTACCACAAATTTCTTTAAATCAGCCAACTCTTTCACAACCATAGTGTCGTGCTGCGCCACCATTCCCGCAAGATAGGCTATCGTTGCGTTCGGATACGTAGACAGAGTGGGTACTTGCTTTTGATCGCCCATCATGCTCTGGGCAATCTCTACCGCCTGCTGGCGTTCGTCTTCATTTGGTTCAATTGGCGTGTTTGTTAGGTCCGCTATAAGCTTAACAGTCCTTGCACGCATTTCCAGTTCTTCACGCGGAGACAGCTCGGGCATAGCGTCAGTGGCAGACGCCGGGAGCGGAACATGAGAGTCTATTTCTGGAATTAAGTCTTGCATTGGGAGGGAAGTGGCACTCCAAAGTTAACGAAATATACCACGTATTTTGATAGGGAGGTAGGATTCCTACCCGGGGGGTATTAGGGAAAACACCTATATACAAAGTGAGGGATAAAAAAAGACCCCGGGGAGGGGGTCTAAAGGAGGAGGCAACTTACTTTGAGGATTATATCAGTTATTTGTGCAAGTCTTGGTGTATAGGACGCGGGGGGGTCCCATTTGGGAATTGGGGGGGTGGGGGTCGCCTGCCCAGCCCGTATATGTAAAGTTTATGTTATACTAATTCCAATGCGATGCAATAGTGCAAAGCAGAAACGGAGAATGCAATGAAAGATAAAGCAATAGAAGGTATGTTGACAATCAAACTGTTTGTGTTACTACCCACCACTAATCCTCGCCCTAAATGGGTGACACTAGCCAAGACATGGTGTGCACGCGATGAGGCTAAAGCTACTCTTGGTAAATGGGCAGAGTTAAACGACTCTATTCCTATGTACCACATACGCGCCGACTGGATAGCACATGAATCAGTCTTTAATGGTGTGTTTGACTTAGGAACGCAAGAGTAACTGATGAGGCTTTAGTAGCCGAAACCGCAGAGATGCGGTCTTACTCAACTAACTGGAGAATGCAAATGTGGACACAATTAGAATTGTTTGACGAAAAGACAGAAGAAGAGTTTGCAATGAGTTTGACCAACTTTCAACTCTATGATTTAAGAAAGAGCAACCCTAAAGCGCATAATTGGATAAGGCAAGTGCGCTGTGCGATTCAAGAGTATGAATCTAAATGCAAGTCACTCAAAATACACTTGGATCAAAATTTGATTAGAGCAAAATGGGGAAGGGCCGATCAGTTCTTTGACTGAGTAAACACAGGGAGCTTCGGCTCCCTTTTTATTTTTGCCTGTGCCTTTGATACCAGTTATTCGTCGTCGCGCGTGAGCCATGCGTGTGCGCCAAGCGCGTATATAAGCGTTCAGGGTACGCTGAAACTATATCTAAGAGCTAGCATGGTATATAATTCACTCACCACAGACAATTCGGTTTGTGGTGTTTTTAAACTTTTCGGAGAAATGCAATGAACGCAAAAACCAAAATCGCCGCGGCGATTCCCGCGACCACACTAGATGTGGTTATCCCTACGTCTGTAAAAGACGCGGCATATAAATTCGCCAAGACTGGTGAAACGTCTGCCACTATCGCCCGATACGTCATGGACAATGACGCGTCATTCCCTGATGAAGTCAGCAAAGAATTGAAAGCCGATTTAAACGCGGGTTTCATGTTGCGCGCGACCGAATTGTGGGGCGATGAATTCTACAAACTTGGCGATGGCGGCACATACATTCCATTGGGCAATTCCATTGTCTTAAAGAATGAAACCCCACAAGGGTCTATTCGCGTCGGTCTGTCCTATTGCTTTGCAATGAGTCAGCAAGAGTTTGGTCAGTTGAAAAACAAAGACCCGCAATTGCACAGCATTGTCAAACCAATGCGCGATAAATTCAGCAAGTATTCCCACAATAATATCGCGGCTTTGAAATTGGCGGCACGCGCTTTGTTGAATGATGGGAAGTCACGCGAACGCGGCGCGACAAAAAACTTCAGCGAAGCATTAGCTGAAATGTTTAGCGCATACGATAAACGCGCAAAAAACGCTGAAGCGCGCAATGATGAAACGGCGTCACCGCTTAGATTCAGAGTCGCCGTAGATGCCTTTTGGTCTGCATACAATAAAAAATAATTAGCTAATAGTTTTAGACCCCGCTTCGGCGGGGTTTTTTTTCGCCCAAAATATCTGCCTCCCCCCTGATGCCAGTTATATGTTGTCGCGCGTGCCAACACAAGCGCCTATTTAGCGTTTCACGGTAACCTGAAATTCCAATATTCCAAAAGGCGATTCCAAAATTCCAACCCGATTCCAATTTTTTGGAACAAATAAAAAAACAAAAAATCGTCAAGCGCGACCTTGTTCCAAGATTCCAATTTATCAAAATGATTTGGAACCGACTTTCCCCTTTAAAATCATATAGTTACGCCATTTTATTCCAATATTCCAATATTCCAAAAAGTTTTTGCGCTTCCAGAGAGTTTGACATCGTACGAGTCCATCAGCTGATGCAAAATCACGCATCGCCCAACTCCACAAAATCACTCCCAACTTTCCGCAAAACTCTTGGAATTCTGGAATACTGGAATAAATATATTTATTCTTCTTCTACTACTATATATATGTTATATATAGGTTTAATATTTTCTCCGTTCTCAACTCAATTAGTACTTTCTCTTACAAATAAAAATTCCAGCCCGATTCCAATTTCACGCAATTTATTCCAATTTCACTTCCATTATTCCAATCCAAACCCAATCGCGCCAAATTAAGAATACTTTACCATTCTTTCCAATTTATCACTTCACCATACCCTGAACGACTGTGTAAAAAAGTTATAGTAAACACTTGTGGTATCAGCATAATGTGTTATAATACAAACAGGTCGAGGAATATCCTTTGACCGCGCTTGTTTACCGTTTCACGGTAGGCTGAAATTAACCTCAATCAAATGGAGAATGCAATGAATGTTCAATTTGTTTTAAACCGCCCCATGCGCAAAACGTTGCGCCTTACAACCCGTCGACCTGCGTATAACAATGCGCACACAGACCTCACCGAGACATTGCGTCGTGACGCGTGTTTGACCGACGATGTTCTGTTACAGAATTTAGAGTTCCTTGACCGTGACTACGGGCACGACGAGTTCATGGACATTGACAACGAGTACGAGGGCTTGACCATAACCGAGCCGATGGACGAGGTAGAGCAGTTCAAGTTCTGCACTGGCTACGACGTCATCTAATTATCAATTCACGGAGAGCTGACATGGGATACCGTTCAAACCTCGCCTACATGATACTGTTCCCCAACGAGAAGGAATACCTTGCGTTCCTCACCGAGGCGCGTACTCTATCCAACCAACCCATAAACAATGATGGCATCACGGAAGTCAACGGTACGCAGATGTGGGGGGATATGAGTTCAGCCTTGGCTGAAACGAAACATAGCGCAAACGCATATCGGCAGGACTACCTAGCATCGGACGGTGTTCAGAAGTATTTCCCTGCGATTGTGTTTGAAGCTAAAGATGTGAAGTGGTATACGAGTTACCCCGATGTGCATTCGCATGAGTCGTTGATGGCTTTGGCGAAAGTGTGGATTATGGGCGGCGAGTTCTCTTACGACATTGGTGTGGAGAGAGATGTTCTTATGACAAAGTGTGCCCTGTACTCCGTCAGAGTCGGCGAGGACAGAGGCGATGAAGACACGATTGATTTGGGCAGACACGTTGCCATGTATTCCCGACCCATGTGGGTGCAGAAGCAAATTGACTTCCACGGAAGCATCAAGGGATTCCTTGACAAGGAGGATGTATAAAAAAGATACCACAACAGCTTTGTTTATATGTCAAGTTATGGTACAATACAAACAAGTCGGAGAGTATCTACAAACGGTGGCTACTTACCGATTCACGGTGACCTGAAATTTCAACCAACTGGAGAATGCAATGGGAAAGATGAAACAGATTTCAATTCTGATTGAAGAGGCAATGGCATCGGGCGCTTTGCCTGACCCTACTGTCAAACAACCAACTGTCTATGTTGTTATGTGCGACGAGAAACCTGTCGGCGTGTATGTGGACAGACAGACTGCCGACTACGAGATGCACCTGTGCATACAAGGCGACTACCTTGAGATGGGGGTCGTATCAAAGTATGAGCTTCTCGAATTGCCTCTGACCACTCATCGTCTGTAACATTTCACGGAGAAGTGAATGACTAATCGAATGAAACCATTGTGCGCCCGATGTGGCGACACATACTCAGCCAAGCGTGCGAACGCTGGTTATCAGTTATGTTTGTCTTGCGGAGAGAAAGCCGCACAAACACAGCGCAAGTCGTGGTGCATTATGACGCCACACAAGCAGGGGGCGATGTTCTTCACGGTTGACTCAGCCAAGGAACTCGCCAAAGGTATCAACAGCAAGTACACACCAGTATAGGAAACACCATGAACTTTGAACTTGAAAAGCCCAAGCACCTCATCAGCTTGGCGTCATCCGCAGTTATTGTTACAGTTGAGGTGAATGTATGGACTGCGACCAAGCAGGACAAAGCCATCTCCAACGAGGTGACGACTGCCAAGCGAGCGAGCGCAGACGCAGGCAAATTCACACAGAACCTCCTCGCCAACTCGCCCGAACACAAGGCGCTTTTGAACTATCGGCAGACCGTGTATAACTGGCTTCAGCGATGCACCTACGACTGGGCTGGGTCGGCGCGGTTGTTACCCACCTTTCAGATTGAGAAGTTTATGAAGGAATTGGGTGAACACAAGACAGCGTTTCAGGCACTCCTGAACGACTTCATAACGAAGTATCCCTCCATCGTATCGGATGCGGCGTTCAAGCAGGGCGACATGTTCGACCGTATGTTGTACCCTGACCCCAAAGATATTCTCAGACGATTCCAAATCAAGGAGTTCATCTCTGATGTACCCAAGAACGACTTTCGTACAGGCGGTATTGCCTCTGCGATTGCAGACGACTTGCAACAGCACTTCACCATGCAGACCAAGAACATCGTCAACGACGTAATGGCAGACGCAAGCGGGAGACTGTTGGCTATCGCCGAGCGCATCAGTTCAGCGTGTTCTGAACCCGAATACAAAGACGATGGCAAGAGCAAGCGCAAGAAGATATACGACACGACTGTGAGTCAAGCCAAGGAAATTTGCGAGACTCTCAAACACTTCAACCTAACAAACAACAGTGCATTGGAGGACGCACGGCAGCAGCTTGAGGAGGCGCTTAACGGCGTTACCACAGAGAACTTGCGAGAGAGCGCATACGAACGTCGCAAGGTCAAGGACAGCGTGGACGACATGCTGAGTAAATTCAAACCACTGAAAACATTCAACTAAATTAATTGGAGTAATGCAATGAGCAAAATCAATTTCGCCCCAATGGTTTCCATCGACGAAGCCAAGTCCATCATCGGTGCAATCGGTAGTGAAGTTACATGTATCTTGGTATCTGAGCCAGGTGTTGGCAAGTCATCTATCCTTTCAGGATTGGCTGAAATGAACGGCGACCAATGGCGTAAGGTTGGGGACAACTTTCCCACAGACAAGTATGACTACATCTACATCGACTGCCCTGTGAAGGACATGATGGACATTGCGGCATCAATCCCCAATCATCAGAGCAAGTCTCTTGAGTACTATGTGTCATCGTTGTTCAAGCTCGACAATGGCAAGCCCAAGGTCATCATGGCAGACGAGGCGTTCAAAGCGCCCAAGCTCATGCAGATTATCTACACTCGGATGTACTTGGAGAGAACGGTCGGCGATACGCCGTTGCCTGCTGGGTCTATCGTGTTCGGTACAAGTAACAATGCATCGGACGGCGTTGGCGACAACTTGCTCAGTCATGTGGGCAATCGTGTGTGTATCTTGAACATGAGCAAACCAAGTCATGAGGAATGGTTGCGTTGGGCAAACAAGAACAACATCTCTCGATTGACTCGGGCATGGGCGGCTATGAACCCACGAGCATTCAAGTCTTACCTTGACCAAGACCAGCAAGACAATCCATACATCTTCAAGCCATCGTCTACGAACAAGCAGTTCGTGTCCCCTCGGTCATTGGCGAAATCATCTGTGGTCATTGAGCGCAAGCACAAGTACACGGAGAACGGCATGATGGTTGCGTTGTCAGGCATCGTTGGTGAAGCGGCGGCTAAGAGCATGGCGGCGTTCATTGCAGTAGAGGACAAGCTATTGAAGTATGAGGATGTTCTCAAAGACCCGACCAAGGTGAAAGTACCCGACGAGGTGGCAGTCCTTGTTCAGATGTTGTTTGAAGCCATTGACAACATAGAGACTCAGGATGCCCTGAACAGCTATATGGAGTTTGTCAACCGCATCAAGCACAGCGAGATTCAATCAATCTTCTTCACGATGATGATGCGTAGCAAGCCACGCGTTGCGCGTTACAACCAACAGCTGAGTACTTGGGCAGCTGACAATCACATCTACATGGGCTGATGTGATGAAAATTAAAGTTTATTTTGAAGCGCCAGCAGGCGCACACGAGATAGCCGAGTTCTACGATGAAGTGTTGTACATGGCGTGTGTACCCGCACTTGAAGAAAAGGCTAAGGCGCAAGGATATGTATTGACTGAGTCAGTAACTTATGACGAGGTAACAGAGGATGAGTAAAGAAAGTATTGGGTTGACCGTCGTCTATGTCTTGGCGACGGTTGTTTTGTTGTTAGATATATTTATTTGGAGAATGTAATGGAAATGACAGAAGAGGTACGCATCAAGCGTGGACACATTGCCATGATGAAACACATGGAGACTGCCCTGTACTCAGGTGTGATGATGATGGGTGAAACATCGGTGGAGGATTCAAAGATTACGGCATACACCGATGGCTACAACAAGCGTTATGGCAGAGCCTTTCTTGCAGAAATGTGCAAAGAAGACGCAGAGGTCAACGCACTCATCTTGCACGAGAACTTGCATATCGTGTTGCGTCATCACATCTATGGCAAAGATATGTTCATGGAGAACAAGGAGCTAGCCAACTACGCCGCAGACTATGTTGTCAATGGCATCATCATGGCAATCAAAGACAAGAAGCTAGTCAAGCTACCCGATGGTGGTTTGTACGACCCTCGCTTTGACAACATGAACATGCGTCAGGTATATAACATTCTCAAAGATGAGCAGGAGGAAGGTGGCGGAGGCGGTAAACCCGACCCGAACGGCGACCCATCTAATGGTTCAGGAGGGGGTGAATACCAATTCGACGAGCATGACTTCAACGGCGACATGACTGATGAAGAAGCCAAAGAGATGGACAACAAGATTGACCGAGCCATACGAGAGGGCGCAATCCTAGCGGGACGACTGGGCGTTGACTTACCGCGAGCCATCACAGAGATGCTTGAGCCACAAATTGATTGGCGCAGAGAGTTCGCAGACTATGTGTCGGCGGCATGTAAGGGCAAGGATGAGTACACATGGCGCAAGTTCAATCGCCGTATGTTGCCCAACGACTTGTTTCTACCAACTGTGGAGGACGAGACTATCGGGGAGATTGTTGTACCTATTGATACATCAGGTTCGATTGGGCAGAAGGAACTTAATGAGTTCGCCTCAGAACTGGTTTCAATCGCCGAGCTTGTTCAGCCCGAAGCCATTCGCATTTTGTGGTGGGACACCAAGGTACACGGTGAACAACTCTTCACAGATAACTACGCCCAAATCGGTTCAATGCTCAAGCCGCAGGGTGGGGGTGGAACTAGGGTTTCATGTGTCTCTGAATACATAAACAAGAAGAAGATAAAGGCAGAGTGCGTGGTGGTGTTCACCGACGGTTACTTGGAGAATGATGTGGTGTGGAACATCGACAGCCCAACTCTGTGGTTGGTGACTGAGAACAAGCACTGGACACCGCCAACTGGCAAGATGGTTTTCGTTAACAAGTAGGAGATATGCAATGACTTTCTATGACGTGAACAGGATGGAATACAAGGACTACGAAAAGCGTGTGAAGGACTACAAGCCTTATCGTGGGACTAACGCGTATCCAGTAGGCGACAGACGTTACTCCGCTAGGCACTTTGTCATGAGAGATGACGGCGTGGTGGAGGTTTATTACGTTGGACTTCCTTATAGGAAACAAAAAGAGAAAGAAGGTAATCCGATTACTCCGCTTCTGTACATACACCCTGACAACACAGTAGAGTTCAATCGCTCTAGTGATGTGGGGTTCTTATCCAAACTGACTGGGTATTGGGTAAGACATGATGTGAAGTACGGTGGCACGGTAGTTTCAAACTTAAAAGTCATTCATCCTGTATTCAAGGGGGCAAGATTCTCATTGGAAACATACAAGTGCCTGACTCCTTACGAATGGCATCACCCCAAGGTGAATCGTAAGAAAGCAAAAGAGACTATGAGCAAGTACGACGAGTTCTTGAAGCTTCACAAAGTGTTTCTTGACCCCATGAATAGAGAAGGTATCAACGGAATATTTGATGACTTCCATAAAGAGATTGGCGAACACTGGGAACATCAACATAGATGGGACATAAACAAATTTAATGCGATGGTAGAGAGCAAACGCCATGTAGATGCAGCGGTGTACCTGAATGTAGCTGACAGAGGGTTTTGGTGGATTAAGTATGCCGTAGACCGAGACATTGAAAACTTCAAAGAACAAGTGTGTAGGTTTGCACAGAACGGTCTTAAGAAAGTTGTATACAAGTATGGAAGTGAGCAAGTATTTGATTACAGAGAAATACCCGCAGGAGGACACATCACATCTTCTAAATGGAGAACTCATGTGACCTCAAACGGTCAAGGTGTAGAACGTCTTTAATTTAATCAACAGGAGAATGCAATGAGTAACATGGCAGAAATAGTTTCACCCTATGGTGACACGATAGAAACAACAACAGCGTTGACTCAGTCAACCCCAGTAGCAAAGCTTGCGTATGAGTTCTGCACAGAGTTCAATGTGCAAGTTACCAAGAGAAAATTGTCAAAGGGCGAGGGAGTTACATTTAATGTCTTATCAGTAGACGGTATACCGCTTGGTAATTTATATACTCAGACATGCCGTGGTTCTGATGGTAACAACGAGACTGTCTACTTTTACAACTCACAAAACATTGTTTCAAAAGCTAAAGGCACAGCGAGGTCTGATAGCTATACTAGGGATGCTAACAAAATTAAAAGTCTCTTGACAGTCCTCAAGAAGAACAAAGAAATCCCTGAAGTCAAATCTATGTATAAATCATTTGCTGGCGGCATTAGATACGCGTTTCAGCAAGTGGCTAGAAACAGAGAACCTGATATCTCTATCAGAGACGGCATGGCGATAGCTTTAATTGAGCATGTGTTACTTGACAAATTAATAACGCACGAACAAAATGAGCATATCAAATCAGCGTATAAAGAATATCAGTCAAAAATGAAGTCATATGAAGAAGCAGAATCTAATGGCACTAGGTTTAGTAAAGGCGTTAAACTTGTTGGCCTGTGTGGTGATAGAGACAATAAATATTATCTTGTTGGCGAAGCGTCATACGATACCAACTCACATGGTAACGACGGAGTAATCATTCATGGTGACCTGAAACGCTATAACAGTTTGAAAGATAACCCCGAGTTTTCCGCTGATGTGGTTATGATTAATGCGTACATGCAGGGCAGGGGCGACTATGACAATAGTAATGAGTTTGGTCTGTCACTTCGTGATACTTATTACACAGACATTGATGTGGCTACTGGGTATGCGAGTAACGAGATGTGGATTCTCATCCCTAAGACCGCCCCATGAGAAAAGGCTATCACCCCATAACACATAGTTATCTAGACCATACCTATCGTGTACCAATGTGGGCGGCAGACGATGACTACGAGGTAAGTGTTGGAGAAAACAATTGCAGGATGTTCACCAATGAAACACTACCAACTCGCATCAAGACCGTACTATCCATGATTAACGCATACCCAACAAGGGACTATGCGGATTGGGAAATCAATCCCATCAATGTATACATCAACCATCAAGACCCAGCACTTGACGAGATTGGTTGGCGTATCAATCGGAGCATGTACATGCTTGTATTACCCACGGACTATTTGGAGAACTTAGCAAATGGCAGATACACCTGAAGCGAAAGTAAAAAAGAAAGTAAAGGCAATCCTTGAATCATTGGGTGCGTACTACACCATGCCTATCGCTGGCGTATTCGGACGTTCAGGGGTGCCTGACATTCTATGTTGTCTTCACGGACGGTTCGTTGCGATTGAGTGCAAAGCGAATGGCGGTAAGACCACGAGGTTGCAAGATTCAAACCTTACCGCCATAGCACAGGCAGGGGGGATTGCACTTGTTGTTGATGAGACAAATATCAGTTCACTGGGAGCTGACTTGTTAAAACTGGT